TTGGCAATGTAGGATCTGCTAATTGACCAGCGGCTTCTTTGTAAGATTGAGTGTCTTTATTTGATTGCGGGCCTTCAAATCGAGGAACCATTTTTAACACTAAATCTGCAACTGGTGCAATCTTTCCAATGGCGATTGCACCTTTTGTTGCTTGGCCAAAAAGTCCTGCGCCAATGTCAACGCCTCGACCTATACCGCTACCAGTAGATTGATCAATCAGACCACCATCTTTTGTGATATCACTTAGCTGTGTAATTGCAAAGCCAAGGTCTTTATTCATCTGCACTTTTTGCGCGGCAGTTTTTTCTGCAAACGCTGACGGCTTACCTTTAACGGGAGCGCCAGCCATAGTACTAGGCGTAACCACGCCGGTATCCATGTTCATAATACCCAACGTGCCGTCGCTCATCGTTACTTGTTGCGTGCGAGGCGCTGCCTCAGCGCGCGGTGGTCGGCTTTGCCGTGCAATTTCAATCCTTTGTGCTTGCACGTTGGCGGGCAAAGGTACATCTTGATAGGCGCCAAGTGTAGTGGGCGCACCACCAAAGGCAGGCACTTGCACAAGTTCCGTAGCACCGCCGCGGTTAATTGTTTGCGTTGAGGGTTTCAGTTCGCTTGGGCTGGCGCCTGCTCGCGACAATATGCTTGCGCGTTGCTGAGGGGGGATCGTCAATAATTGCTGGACAGTAGACGCAACTTGATCTTCAGTGTAAATGCCCTGAAGCACTGCATCTTGACCCCAAGCAACCACATTTTCATCCGATGGGTTGGCTGACAGATTACGTTTTAGATCGTCGCCAAACTTACGTCTTGCGGCTGTTAAATCAAACTCAGATTTTTTACGCGCTGCTTCTTGCGCTTCAGTAGTGGCTCTTTCTTTGCGATAGCTGATGCCCAATTGAGGGCTAACCTTAAAAAGCTGAGATTCATAGTCTGGCGCAGAAGGATTCAAACGGCGCAACGCATTGCGTTCTTCCATAGCGGCTCGCGCCTCTTCCATCTTAAGAGCGTTAATTTGTTGCGCGTCTTGCGCGGCCATAATCTGTTGAAGTTGACCATACTGCGCCAACTGATTAGGAACTTCAAGTGGTCTAACGCTAAGAGCAATGTTTGGATTGAGCGCCATAATTATCTTCCTCCAGGTGGTTGAACCATATACGCTGGAACATTAGAATACCCACCGGTATTTACCAGTTGCATATTTTGATTTCTTTGCAAAGCGTCAAGCAAAGCATTACCTTGTGTATAGTTCAAGTAAGTACCTAAACCGCCAGTAAGTGCATTGGCCATACCAACTTGACCAGCCGCGCGAGCTGCACCAGCGCCGGTCATTAAATTGCCTACATTTGTGCCGTATGAACCTAAAACATTACCAACACCAGTTGCATAGTTTTGGCCTGCTTGTCCAACTAAATTAGTGGCAGTTTGACCGATACCAGACAACGCTGCTTGACGGTTGTACAACTGGTTCTCACGCGCCACATCAGTGTTGTAGCCAGTTAAAGCGCGGTTGTATGCGTTGCCAAACTCTTGTGAACCCATCTCTTGACCGTAGCGTTGCGCTGCTCTTAAAGCGCTGCCAGATATTTGACCACCTCGAATAGCCGCCTGACGGTCTAGTTGTTTTTGACCTTCTGCCAAACGGAAAGCGTAGCCTGGGTCAGCTTGATAATCGCCTGCGCCAAACTTAAACGCGCCAGGCACGTTGCCAGCCGTGCGTTGCATTTCAGCTAATGCGTTATAGCCAGCCGTTCGATAAGGCGCTTGGTCTTCGCGGGTTTTCTCAAACATTTCGCGCTGTAGCGCAGTTTGTTGATCAACAACTTGCTTTTGCACATCGGCGGCTTGCTGTGCTGCGCCAGCTTGTGTTTTAGCTGCGCTTCTTGACGAAGCTGCACCTAATATGGCACTACCAATAATTGCTGTTTCAATACCCATTTAAGTTCTCCTTGACTAGCATACCGCCATCAGATTCTTTAAACCCAAGCCGTTTTAATATATCGTACATGTAATCATGTCCTGACGTAACTTTTGTAGTTACTTTTGGGCCGCTAAAAAGTTGTCTTAGCAAACCTTTTGTAACCCAAATGCGCCGCCATTCAGGAAGAATGGAAACATGTAACTCATCATCTTTTCGATACACCGCGCCGATAACACTATCGTCACGTTTAATAACCTTAACTGTCCAATCTTTTACCGCCGCACAATAGTCTTCAAAAACCATTGGCGCGTTCCAATCAGTAGCTTCGTAACCAACGCGAAGCGCTGTTTCACGATCATCTACCAATTGAGTTGTCATTAGGTCACCTCACGCCCAGAAACGCGAATGTTGATTGCGCTGGCTGTGCCTGCAATTGTACTGATAAAGTCGCCCACGCCAAGCACTTGACCAACCAGTTCTGGGAACGTGTAGACTTCAGACGCTTGCAAGGTCTTAGTCTTGGTGATCAAGTTGGTGTTGCCAGCAGAGCCAGCAACGGTGACCAAGTTCACGCTGATCGTAGCGGCAGACGCGCTGATGTTAGTCGCTGTGAACTTGTCGATGATGGCCGTAACGCCAGTCGCTGTGTACTGGGTTGTTTGCGAGTTTTCGGCAAATTTAGCCGGTACGAGGACTTTGACGGTAACTGTCATGGTTTACTCCAATAAGAGGCAATTGTTAGCGGCTTGTTGCATGATGACCCAATTTGTGCCGTCAGACACCATTGTCGCCCAATTTCCTACAACTGCCAAGAGGATTGCTGTGCCAGCAGTCGTGCTGTCAATCGGCACAACATTGCTGGACGCAGACACCAAGGTCTGCGCTTGCATGTTTTTAAACGTCAATGTGCGGCCAGTCCATGACGATGCGGTTGGCAAGGTCACGGTGCAAGTCGATCCTGACTTGTTGTTGATGTACCAAATCTCACCGTTGGCAACCGTAAAGTCAGCGGTCTTGGTGACTGGTGCGCCAACACCCATGTAGTCTGTATTGGCCACAGCGGCAGAAATTGCCGTGCCGTTGCCCTTGAGAAGACCAGTAATTGTGGTAGTCAACGTAATCGCTGGCGTGGTGGTGGCGGTGGCCACCGTACCAGCAAAGCCGTTGGCCGACACAACAGACACGCTGGTAACCGTACCATAAGACAAAATCGGAATGTCAGCGGCCACCAAAGCCCTGAATGTAGGTACAGCCGCCGCGCCAGTTGTCGGGCCAGCCAACACATAGTTAGCAGTCTTGGCAGCGTAGGGGTTTTGCGTATCACCATAACCAGCTGCCAGGCTAATATCAGGCGCGGTGCCTCCAGACGACACCACGGGCGCTGTGGCCGTTACAGCGGTCACTGTGCCTTGTGTGGGTGGCGGTAGCAGATTAAGCGCTTCTAATTGTTTTTGCATCTCGGCCACTTGAGATACCAAACCAGAGCAACAATCAATTAATCCAGCCGCTTCAATCTGTTTAATCAACTCAGCGCTTAGATCAACTGGAGGAGGCTTAGTCTCAACTTCTTGCGCGAGCGCTTGCAAGGCCGCATCGTAAGACGCAAGTAAGGCATCGGCACTTGGGCCAACAGCATCATCGACCACAGAAGTCGCTATGTTTTGTAATGACAGGAAGAACAAATACCAGGCGCGGTCAATTAAACCCGTGCGAGGGTCAATTAGCGGCACTCGCGGTGGCGTAATTGGCGTTGGTGTAGCGTTAGGGCTAGGCATTTGTTGGACTCAAGATCAGTTCAGCGCCCATGATGGCAATCTTTACAGGATCAGTGCCCGACACTTCGTAAACGCGATCACGCAGTTTCACAGTCATGCCTAAACGCCGCCAGATTACACGTTTGTAATACTGGCCAATCTTGCCCATGGATGCCCAATGTTCGTTTGACCATGTGTGGCCGCCATCGTCTGACCAGCGCAACATTACTTGTGGATCAGCGCCTTGAGTAGCAATTGCTTCTTGTTCTGTAATTAAATAATCACCGCTTTCGGTAATTAAATACTCACCGTCTTCGGTCTGCAAATAAATTGTTTCATTAAAAACTAAACCATTTAAACCCACGCCAGATTCGCAATCAAGTTGCATCATGTGCTGAGTTGTGCGCTTAAGGGTATTAGTGCCAGTCGGCAACGCACGCCATGAACGTAGCCACTTTTGAATGCTTCCGTTGTCCGAATAATCGTCTAGGTCAAACGAATAAATGTTGCCGTTTTGAAAGTCGCCTACAACAATTTTGTTGTTGAACGCCATCTGGCAGTTACTGCGGTGGCGTGTAAAGTTACCGTCAACAAAACCCGCACGCTCATGCCAGGCTTGCGTGGCCGCATCGTAAACCCAAGTAGTGTTGGCGCTAGGGAAGATCAATACATAAAAGCTGTGGCCGTCTTGCTGGTAAGTGTACGCAATAGCGTCCGACATGTCAGCGTATTGCTGAATCTGCCACTCAACAGCGTGCGTGGATATGCGCTGGCCAGTATAGCCATTAGCGCGGTAGACAATACCTTGACCACGGCGGTCACGGCCAAGCCAAAACAGGCCATTGTCCATTTTGGCCACAGAGTAAGGGGCAGCACAGCCTAACTCGTTAAACGCGCCTTGGATGCGTTCAAGAGGAAAGTCTGTTGCGCCAGAGTCGTACCAGACCTCAATTGAGTTTGTGCCAAATGCCCACACTTCACGAAAGTTAGATGCTACGGCAATTAGGCCGTCAGGAGAGGCTGCTGTTTGTTGAAATTCCAATGGGTCAATGGCTGTGCCATCAAGAAACGAAGTCACCCACAGTTTTTGGCTGTTTGGCTCGTTAAACACAAAGTAGCCGTCCAGATAGCAGACAGTCACGGCGCCTGGGAAGTCTGGATCGGTAATCTGGCCAAAGGTGTTTGTGGTGTTGTTGTAGATGAAGCTAGGACCGTTACAGGCGATAAACAACTGCGTACCATTGTCAGCCATGCTAACTGGCCCAGCATTGCCTCCAACCGAACCAATTAAGGTAGCCGTGTAAGCGTTGTTGATTTTGTAAAGCTGATTGCCTGAAACAACAAAACCAATACCATCATTTGATGAAAATGCCCACAGACCACGGATCGGGCCAGTGCCAACAGTATTAAGCAAATTCAGGCCAGGGGCGCGGTTTAGGAATGCAGGTTCTTTACCGGCCTCTGGGACAATCTCTGGAAAAAGATTGACCATTCGAGCGTCTGCCGCATTGACAGACCGCGCTACATAAGTAGAGCCAAGAATCGGCGTCTTCATTAATAGTTACCGGCATAGATGTTGAAACGCTGGCGGTTGGCCACCAATGCGTAAGGCAATGCCATCACATCATCAGGGTTGTTGATGCGCTTCAAGTCACGCTTAGAAGTCATTGCAATGCGCTGCACTTGTGGGCTTGGCTCAACGCCAAACTCAGGGGCAAACTCCATGGCCAAGTTGTATGTAAACGCACGCAGATAGCCTGGTGGGTAGTACAAAATCGTGGACAAATTGGCGGGGTTGTTCAGTTCTTGAACCGACACAAAGTGAAATTCCAAGTCCTGCGTAGGCCTTGGGTAAACGTACATTTCAATGTTAGGAAA